AATAAGAAGGGCTATAATGAGGTGAGTGACATCACAGCATTTAATTCCACACCAACGGCAACCGCTCCTTTAAGTTCAAAAGAAGCGGAAGAAAAGGCAGACCTGCCGTTCTAATGTATTGGGATCAACCCTTGAAAAGATAGGCTCTGTTCCCAATCAGCGGTCAGGTTTCTCTCCTGTTTCCTGACCGCATCACACGGACATAAATAAGACATTTTTAAGACATTGATAAGACATGGAGGATATAGCACTAACTTAGTACTAATTATGATAGAAGCATGGATTTGGAAAAACTTAATCGTAATTATTTGGACTGCTGTAACAGTATACCATTGGGGCCAGCCTCATGGATTCTGATTGCCAATCGGCAATATTACCTTGGCCTGTATCGGTCAACTCCTTATACAAGGTAAGGGGTAAGGGCTTATACGTTTCAGGAAAGGGCAAGGCATTTAAGAACGCTTGTTGCACTATATTTGCAGGCGTTAAGATGGTTTATGAAACAGAGAGGGTGTGGCTAGATATACAGGTATATCCGCCTGACAATCGGAGACGAGACATATCCAATCTAATAAAAATAGTAGAGGATAGTCTACCTTGGTTTAAGGATGACAGTCAGGTAGATAAAATTACTATTATAAGATGCGAAAAGGATTCACGAAAGAAAGGTTACATAATAGTTAAATGTGGGGTAATAGATGGTACAACAACAGATAAGGCATCAGTACAATGATGGTAACGGAAGACTACTATATACGGTAGTAAAGAACCCAAATAAGGAATTTCGCAGACTAAGGATAGATGCTACAGGTAAAGAGGTATGGAATTGGGATGGTATAAAGCAGGTTCCTTACCGCTGGCCTGACATAAAGGATCAGAAGGCAGTACTCTTTGTTGAAGGCGAGAAGGATGTAGACAAGTTACATGAGATAGACCTAGTAGCTACAACCATAGCTGGCGGTAGCAACGCATGGACTCCCCTCCTAAAGAAGCAACCAGACTTTGCAGAAAAATATTTTAGCGGATTCGACCAAGTCTTTATCATTCCAGATAATGATGAGGCAGGTAAGAAGTTTGCCCAAGATACAGGTAACAGTATCCGTGACTATGTTTCTAGGGTCTGGATAATCAACCTACCTAACCTAGACAAGGGTGGTGATGTATATGACTACCTCCAGAATATTTCTCCAGAAGATCAGAAGTCAACCCTCCTTAAATCTATTGAGGAATTAAAGGTTCCATTTGAGATAGAGTCATCTGACTTAGACCTTAACAAGGCATGGGACTTTGACAACCTCAACGTGGATGAATACCTTACTGAGTCAGAGCGTTCCCAAACAGTTAATGACATACAGGAGACACACAGTAAAATAATTTCGCAACTCAAGGGGGTTTCGTGGTCAGGCGATACAGCCAATGCGGTTTGCCCCTCGCATGATGATCGCAAAGCCTCCCTGAGTGTTACCCTTGAAACGGAAAAGATATTAATGCGCTGTCATTCTGGCTGTAGCATTCAGACTATATGCAACGGCCTAGGGGTTAAGGTCAGTGAGTTATTCCTGAAGCGTTCCGTTGAGCTTAGACATCACCAGAAGAGTAACGTGGTTGTACCTAAGCCGGATGACATGAAGAAGATATGTTCAGGGCTACTAACTAACAACGAGCCGGAGGAGTTCGATGATACACACATCCCCTCAATCCTGCGTGACCATGTCCGTGAAGCCTGTGAATTGACTGAGGCATCCTCAGCAATCATCTATGGTACTGCGCTCTCCTGTCTAGGTGCTCACGCTGGTATCAAGCTAACCATACAACCACCTAACTACTTTGTACCGTTATATGGTAATCTCTGGTTCCTCTCTATATCAGAGAGTGGTTCCTTTAAGACTACGGCGTTGAATGCTGGATCAGCTAGGCTGAAGGATCGTGAAGAGAAGATCATCTTTGAGGTCAAGGAGTTAGAGGCGAGGATAGCCATGTTGCATGAGAATGGAGCGCATGAAGGAGATGAAGAACTTGCTGAGTATAACAATGAACTAGAGCGTTACCGCTCCATGAGGACGGTACTTCCTAACAAGGCATCTTGGGAAGCCTGTATAGACCGCATGGATGAGACTGGCGGCGGTGTATGGCTACTGTCTGAGTTTGGGGCGTGGTTAGCCATGTTAGAGTCAAACCATAACAGGGGATTCCGCCAGAACCTCACAGAACTATATGATGTACCGTCCTACTTTGAGGATGTTACAAGGACTAAAGGAAGTAAAATACTGCGCTATCCGTTTGTAGGTATCTCTGGAGTTTCTACCATAGAATTTCTTCAAGGGCTACTAGGTAAGGATGATGCAGGGTCAGGATTCCTTGCACGTTTCATGTTATTTAAACCACCTGTCTCAGATGTTATACCTAATGCACTTCCTAAGAAGAAGACAAAGATACAGGAACTACATTCGTACAGATTATTGTCTGAGATATATAATCAACTCGACAATATCTCCGTTCCCATAGAATATAGTATATCGCCAGAAGCACAGAAAGTATTTGAGGACTACCACAATGATATGTTCTCACGCTTTCAAGAGTCAAATGATGGTACTAAATCCATACTAGACCCATTCCTCAAGCGTTGGTCTCCTAGTGTGCTAAAGTTAGCGATACTATTTCAATATCTTATAGACAGTGATTCTCAAACCATATCCGATTCAGCGGTTATGGGTGGGATTTCTCTTTCCCTATACGCTGAGAATTGTACTAGGTACCTCTTTGAGAGGGACTTAGGAGAGAGTACACATCAAGGTAAGCAACGTAAGGTGATGGAGTATTTAGCTAACAGAGGCGGTGCAGTATCAAGGCAGAAGATACTAGCATCTAAGATGTTAGATGGTGGACATAGTGAGTATGACTACGTTCTCACATCATTAGAACAGTCTGGTAAATTGTTTATGGAAACAATTGACGGAAAGGTAATGGGTAATTCAAGGATAATCTTAACGGAGACAAAATGACAAACTATGCTGAGGATGAAGAGACTAGGAGGCGTGAAAGGGAAGAGGAACTAAAAAACCCAACCCATTACCATAAGAGTGGTTTAGGGATAGAACCATTGGATTATATAATTGCAAACAAGATGGACTTCCTACAAGGAAACATAATCAAGTACGTAACTAGGTATCCTTTTAAGGGTGGCGTTGAGGATTTAATCAAGGCAAAAAAATATCTAGAGAAACTAATAGAAAGGGAACGCTAATGACAACACTACCTACACAGTACCAACAATTCATACACCTGTCCCGCTACTCTCGTTGGAGCTATGATAATAAGCGTAGGGAGAGTTGGGAAGAGACTGTGGATAGATACTTCACATTCTTCAAGGAGCATCTATCTGATAACTATAACTACAAGTTTAGGGATGATGATATTCTTGACTTAAGGGAGGCTGTCCTTAACCTAGAGATCATGCCGTCCATGCGCTGTCTTATGACTGCGGGGCCAGCCCTGAAGAAGGAGAACGTGGCAGGATACAACTGTAGCTATGTCCATGTTGACAGTCTCCGTTCCTTTGATGAGGTACTGTATGTCCTTATGAATGGAACAGGGATAGGTTTTAGTGTGGAGCGTAAGCACATAGAAAAACTACCACCACTTCCGCATGAGTTCCATGATACTGATACAACCATAATGGTCTCTGATTCTAAACTAGGATGGGCTAAGGCGTTCAAGGAATTAGTATCATTGATATGGTCAGGTCTTATCCCTAGGTGGGACTTATCTAACATAAGGCCAGCGGGATCAATCCTAAAAACTTTTGGCGGTAGGGCTAGTGGGCCTGAGCCGTTAGATAACTTATTCAGGTTTGTTGTTGACTTAGCCAAGTTAGCTAGTGGCAGGCAACTAAAACCTATTGAGTGTCACGATATAGTTTGCAAGGTTGCAGAAATTGTTGTAGTCGGCGGAGTAAGACGTTCAGCCCTGTTAAGTCTTAGTGACATTGATGATGATGAAATGCGCTATGCAAAATCTGGCGAGTGGTGGAGAGATAATCCTCAACGTGCTTTAGCTAACAATTCTGCCAATTATCATGAGACTCCTCAGACAGGAACCTTCTTACGTGAGTGGACTTCCCTATATGAGTCGAAAAGTGGTGAAAGGGGGATATTCTCATCAAAAGCATCGGCCTCTCAAGCAAAAAGGTCTTCAGATCGCCTTGTCCAGCAAGAAACACACACCTTTGGTACAAACCCTTGCTCAGAAATTATCTTACGCTCAAGGGAGTTTTGTAACCTGTCTGAGGTGGTCATACGTTCTAGCGACAAAATGACTGATATTGGGAGGAAGGTAAGACTAGCCACAATGCTAGGTACAATTCAGTCAACCCTTACTAATTTCAAGTACTTAACTAGGGAATGGAGTAAGAATTGTGAGGAAGAGCGGCTCCTAGGGGTGAGTTT